CATGATCCAATAATAAAGTAGAACAAGATGTTTGGCAAAGAAGCGGTCAATCCAATACTTGTTACCGTCTCTGAGTTCCATCTCTTCGAGGTGCTCTGTTTCATTCAGTGCTTGATAAAAATGTTCCTTCATCAAGTATACATGATCTTCTCCTCGAAGTCCAAGACTTTCACGAAAATGTAACACACTAATGAATGAGAAGTATGGTGCTCTTGCTATGACCTCTAGCACCCAGAACCTTTGGAAGTCTCTACCTCTGTAGAGAAAGTCTAAGACATAGATTGTTGTGTCCAAGACCCATGTGTTGAATCGTTTCATACTATGTAAGGTGTAACCCACGCTTGTGGGATAAGAAATGCTGCTGTACCTATGATAATACCGAAGGTAATACAGGTTGATTTGATGGGTAGGTTTTTCATCTACTAAGTAAATATACTTACTATTATATAGTAACATACTTCCATTAAAAAAGGGACTCGTGGTGAGTCCCTTACATTGAGCATAACAAGAGAAGTTTAGTACATCTCTGTGACCTCTTTGAATTCTGTATTATCTATGTGACCTAAGTCATAGGTACTTTATCTTTTGTTAAACATTGTGTTGAAGAACACTTGCCATGCACCTACAGCAGGACTACCATCTAATTCATCAAACATATACATGTTGAGACGGAAGGCGAAGTTTGCTTCCACTATGATAGCATTCTGCTGTGACATAGTGAGTGGTAGACTGTCTAGTATCTTACGATACTTTGCCTTGTATTCTTTCTTGTCCTCAATGTCAAACTCATAGAAAGCAAGACCCTCTTCTAGTTTCATTGCCTTCTTTGCTATGGTCTTCAGTATCTGACCACCAGATAGATCACCGAGGTAACGAGTGTAGTGGTGACCCACTAGCAACTCCTCTTCACACTCCATGATGCGATTGACATATGATTGACATGAATCACTTGGTTTGATCTTCATGAACCAGTTGTCACCATAGAAATACTTAAGGTCTTTCTCTAATGCTCTAGTCCTGTTGAGTTCTTTCAACTCTTGTAAAGGACCTAGCACAGGTGACATGGCATGAGAGTCCATGCGTTCTTCCAAGGCACGGTAGACATAGTAGAAGTCTGCTACAAGTTTCTTGTAGTACTCCTCCTTGACACACCCACCGAGAAAGTTCTTCACGAATGAAGTGTTCTCAGCAGCAGAGTGTGACTTCTTGGTTCCTTCTTTTATATCTTTAGAGAATGTCATTTAGTATCAGGTAGAATCTTCACAGGTGCTTGCTCAATCCTAATGGTCTGGGCAGGAGCAGTCTCGCTTGCCTTAGCAATGAGTGCTTCCATGTCCTTCTTACTGATAGAGCCACCACTAGAGCCTCCTCCGTCTTTCTTCTTGCTTGAAGTCTGAACACCAAAGGTAGCTAAAGTTCCAGTGAATACCGAAGCTATAAAGGTCGGATCAATTTTTTGTTCCTGTTTGTAGCCAGGTATCTCAACGTAGTTAAGTGTGAGTATCCCTGCTGACCAGACGAGGATGCCTAGTCTGACGAAGGTAGATAGGAGTAGCAGTTGTTCGTCTTTATCTTCTGCTGCCTCTTTTATCTTACCGAGGAGACCTTTCTTCTCCTCTTTCTTTACTTCTGCCATGTAACCTCCTAGAATGGTAACGCAGGACCAGTTAGATCAGGGATAGCATTCTGGATGCCACCACCTATGTCAGGCATAACTGATTCCATTACTTTTGATTTGATGTTATCTACGATAGCATCTTTTCTGATGAATACATATCCACCAATGCCAACAACTCCTAGTGCTACTACACCAGAGAAGATAGCGATTCCGTTAATAATTTTTTGCATAATAATTAAGTCAGTCTATTATATAGTCTAGAAAAATCATAGGGGTAAAAAAATACCCGAAAATTTTTTTCCACTTTTTTGGTAATCAAATACCTAATTTAGATTATACCTTGTCTTACAAAATTCTACAACTCCTTCGACACTATCGTGTGTGTCGCACCACATGTCAGCACAATCATACACCTCTCTTGGTGATCTGTTTATGAATGATGCCATCAGTTTCTTCAATACATTCTGACGGAGAAACATTTTAGAAGGTGTCCAGTCTTTCATCGTACTACCATGTCCTGTTCGTTAAATGATGGTGGGGGAACCAAAGGTTCGTACCTACCTTTAGGTACGTAAGTTAGTACCTCTATTAATAAACCGATGCCCGCAGCAGCATCCCTGTTTGTCTCTGCCATCTTACGATAGCCTGTACCTACGTACATCTGTCCTGCGAAGACGGATAATGTAGCAGCACCCCAGAAGATATAATACCATCTGGATTTGAGTTGGTGCCTCACCTTCTCACTTTTTCTCATAGTTTAGGTAGTTTTTCTAAAACTTGTCGGGTGATGTCATCTATAATGTTAACATCTATGTCCATGAACGGTGGGATAATGCCAAGTATTCTTAGCAGACCGTCAATGAATAGTGCCAGTACAGTGAACCCCAGTATCATAGAGATAACTGTAGCGTCTCTGTTGTGCTTTGCCATTGATGCCTCATCAATAGCTCTTGCTTCTGACACAGCAGCAGCAATGAGAGCATTGACCTCTTCCTTAGTATAGGTATCTCTAGGAGATTTGTATGCGTCAGATAAAGGTATGTTCTGTATGAGTTGTTTTACCATTCTATTATAGGATGTGTTTTAGTATACCCTACCGTGAATGTTATGTCAAGTACATTGCTGTCCTTGCTCCGACAATACTTGGCCAGTCTTCTGCGATGGCAGCATTGACGTATGTCATATGGGTATTAGCAAGGGCAGTCTCACCTCTGTCGGTAAGATCTTTTTGTACCACGGTGTACTTTCCACCGCCCTTTATTGTATCATATTTAGATAGATCACTGTCGGAAAATGATTCTGATTCAGTTTTCCACACAGGATATGTGAACCCTTCTGGTTCCATGTAGATATATCCGTCTCTTATTACGTAGGCATTTTGCCAGATTTTATAGTTACCATCGAAGTCGTTAGTGATCTTCACCACCTTGTTCCATAACTTCTCTGGTTCTTTTATGAAGGTCAGGCTATGACAGTACGCTGACTCTCTTACTGTCTTGTAGTCAGGGAAGACGTTACTCTTGAGTCCTTCACCCGAAGGAACTAAGAAACCTTTGAACCACTTGTTAACAACTGTACCCCTCATGTCCTGATAGAATACACAGTTACCATTCATCACCACTGTAGGTTGAGTTGACCTACGGAGAATGTCAGTGTAGATAACGTCCATCTTCTTGAACGCACCAAGACTCCTTGAGTACACAGCGTCGTTATCTTCGCACCACTTCTTGACATAAACTGTCTGTTCATAGGTACGACAAGTGTCATGTACCGTAGGTTTTATACCAGGAAAACCAGTGGTAAAAGTTTTTAATGATGTAACACCAGTAGCAAGTTCACTCGCACTATGAGTGTCGATTATTATATGTACGTTCCACATTGTGATGAGAGTTTATTTTTATTTATGCTCCATCATCGTGATCCCATAGATGCCTGAGATCCTCTGGGTTTTGAGGTACCATCAGCACTTTAGATCCATCTTCTTTTGCTAGGAGTATGGGTTCACCCTGCTCTACTCTATCAAGATATGATTTCTCATTCATCTTGAGTTGCTTCTCTGTAATTTCTATCATTGTTGTAGAGTTACTTTCCAGTTGTACTTATAAAAGACTATGTTTAGCGTGACCCACTTCGCGTAATAAACTCCACGATAACACAGCAGAGCAAATACTTTCTCTGGGTTATGTCTGTCTGGGTCATACTCAGGTGCGGTATGTCCCTCCCACCTGATCTTAAACATTTTCTTTACCTCCTGTAACAAATCTATTTAGATGTCAGGAGATGTTCACATTGTACCATAAAAAAAGAGGGTGTCAAGCACCCTCTGTAAGTTCCGAAATGTAGAGACCGCACGAAAGGTCTCACCTTATTTAGAATGTGTATCTAGCACCCATCTTCACACCGTATGCGTTATCAGCAGTCTCGTCTGTCTGGACTGAGAACTCACCGTAAGCACCGATTGAGTCTGTAAGAGCAAGTGATCCACCAACGTAACCGATGAAGTCTGTTGAAGACTCACCGTTGTCTGGAGAATCTACGATAGGACCACCAGATACGTACCAGTTCTCACCTTCCCAACCGATTTGTAGTTCTGTTGATAGACCTGTGTAGTCATCACCTGAGAATGATTGTACTGTTTCTACATTCACATAAGGACCAGCAAATGCTGCACCAGCTAGAAGGAATGGAGATGCTGCCACTGCAGCGATTGTTGATTTAATAGACATGAATTTTGTTATAGTCTCTCGCAAGGAAAAACCCCTGCGGATGGAAATACCTTCGACAAAGTATCTTACATCACGTAGGGGCACGATCTTTCGATCCCTGTGTTATGTAATAGTATATAGTATACATTCTCTTAAGAATCTTGTCAAGGTCCTCATGCCACAACAACATCTGTCACACGGTATGTCTCTCCGAAGTTTCTTTCTGCGGGTTCCTTAAGAA